CCAGTATCTCCCACACCGGGTCCTTGAGGGGGACCAAGCCATAGGACTACTACTACTCCACCTCGTGCGCGAAGTTGTAGTAGCGCTCATCTGAAAAGACTTCGGGAACAGTCTGAATGATGAGCTTGTCACATAATTCATCTAGGTCATAGAAACCCACATCATATTTGGCCATGATTACTTCGAGGAACTCCTCATCTGACAATACCTGGTGCTCATTGGTGATTGAGGACATAACGTCTTTAACAGAACCGACGTTTTGGCGTCCAAACCAAGTTAAGTCTACCAATCTGAGAGAACCCAAATCAGCACCAGCGGAGGATAGGCGAAGAAGAAATTTATCACGGAGGTAGCGGACGTGTCGAAACTCGTAGGCGTAAGAAAGTGCTTTGCCAGCAATGTATGCCTCATCACTTAATTCTGAGTTGCGGTTAGCCCGAGCATTGAAGCGCATGAGGGCTTTGCCGATGAGAGGCACCATACAGTTTCCATCTACACAAGGTACGAAGAAGCGGGATAGGAAAGTCAGATCGCAATAGAACCGGCGTTCTGACGCCTTAAGCGTCATACCCGCGGATTTGCAATGCCTGATCCATAAAGAGGGTGAAATGCCTGCTTCGGATACGCCTGCAGCTATGTCGTCGCCGAGGATAGCTACCTTAGTGTCGAAAATTTTATTAAACTTGCAGAAGGAATACCACAAGACCAGATTCCAAACAGTGTTCCGTCCTGTGGTATCGGTGCCACCGGTGGCCAATTGATGCTGTATAGTGGCACTGATACCGTAATCGTAGGACACGACATTGAACTCTTTGGAATTCCTTCTGTAAAATTCGACAAACCATGAGGGGATTCCCGAACATGCTACCCAATGTGCAAAAATCTGCGATACTTCCTGGAGTTGGCTTCGATCGTTGCTGGAAAAGTCGCCCTCATAGTAGCGCGCACTTCCGTGGAGAAAGTCGGCTATCTGAGTATCCTTTTTACCATATGCAACGCAAACACCTGCAACCTCCGGGGTGCAGAACTCGTCTAACGCGTAAACCAATCTCTTATTGAATTCATCCATAAGAGGGCCGGTGAGAACATTATATTCATCAGAACCGATATATATAACACGCGGAGCCCATGATGTGTCATTTCGTTTAAGAAGCACTTCACCCTTCACCATAAGAGACTTGGTGTTAAGAGTGCGAAAGTCACAATCGTGCATGCGCAGAAGGGCCGCTTTCATGCGGCCTTGCTTTTCTGCATCAAATTTTGACACCCAACGATTGAAGATATCTTCTGTCCAGTCGAAGGGTTCAGCATGCGGGAAGACGAGGCGGGCCAATAACTTGGCCTGCTTCACGATTTGGG